CTTGGACGCCGACGGCTTCGCCGGCGCCTTCTTCTCCGGCTCGACGGCCGAGTAGTTGCCGGTGGCGATCAGGCGCGCGGCCTTCTCGTCAGCGACACTCACCCGGATGCCGGACGTCGTGATGAGATCCATCAGACGTTCGCCACCGCGTCCTCGACCACGGCGAAGCCGTCGAGGTCCATGACGGCCCAGCCGTACACGACCTCCAGGCGCAGCGCGATCTGGTTGGTGCGCTTGAGGTCGCCCAGGCCGTCCGGGTCACCGAACTTGATGAGCTCGACGGGCACGCGCTTCTGCACGCCCCACCGCAGCAGGTCCCAGTCGCCCACGATGGCCTTGACCTTCGTGTCCGCGGCTTCCGGGAGTCCCGAGACGGTCGAGGAGCTGAACGCGTTCAGACCCTCGAACGAGGTGATGCTCGCGCCGAAGCCGACCTCCGGGTACTTCTTGCGGCCGTCGGTGTAGCGGGCCGTCGCGATCGTCCACGCGTAGGTGGGGTCGAACGCGATGCCGTTGGGGGTGTACCCGTCGGCGATGACCAGACCGGCTGCGGCCTCGAGGACCGTGTCCGGGGTGGTCAGGGTCGCGGTCACGAGCTCCACCGAGTTCGTGGTCGTCGCGATCCGGTCGCCCACGACGATCGACGCCACAGCGGCGCCGGTCAGGGGGTTGATGCCGTGGAACACGCCGAGGTCGAGCGCGCGGGCCAGGGCCAGCCCACCCTCAGATGCGAGGGTCGAGAGGATGCCGAGCTGGTAGTCCTCGTCAGCCCACTGCACCTCCTCGTTGAACCGCATCGTGACCTGCACCTTGTGCGGGGTCGCGACCTTGGTCCCGAAGGTGGCCGCAGTCGGCGCCTTGTTCGCACCCTCACCGACGTACTCGGCGCGGGGGCGACCGGTGAGGGTCATGTGGGTGACCTCACCGAACTGCTGCGGCTCGGAGCCCTTGAGCGCGGCGACCGCGGAGCCGGTCGTGGCCTTGGCGAACAGGCCAGCGGCGATGTTCTTGGGAAGGGTGATGCCAGTGGTTGCGAGAACGGCCATGACCGTCTCCTCTCGGGGTTACCCGGCGAACAGCTCGCGGACGGTCTCGACCGCTTCGCCCTCGACGGTGGTTGATGTCGCGCCCTCACGGGGCACGTGGTTGCCGTGCTTCTTCTCGTCCGCTGCCTGACCCCCGAGCCGCACAGCGAGGGCGCGCATGGCGTCGTCCTCACCGGTGAGCGTGTCCATGATCGCGGCGTCGCCCTTGGTGAGCTTGTACTCGATGGCGACGTCACGGCGCAGGACCCGCGCCTCAGCCTCGGCGACCTTGCGCTCGGCCGAAGCCAGACGCTCGGTGGCCTTCTCAGCCTCGGTCTTCTGCGACTCCTTGATCGTCGCCAGTTCATCGGCGGCGGTCTTGTTGTCCTTCGCGCGGCGCTCCCACTCCCGAGCCTTCGTCTTCCAGTCGATCTCGACCGGTGGCGTCTGCTCACCCTCGTCACCCTGTGCAGGGGGAGCGGGCTTGGGTGTTGCGTCGGTGGGGACAGGGGTGGTTTCGGACATGGTGTGCTCCCGTTTCGGGTAGTTCCCGGCCGTGCGGTCGGGGAAGATCAGGGGGTCGGGCGGTTCTCCTTGAACCACTCGCGGGTCCGTTCGCGGTCGGCGTCGGTCACGCGCGTGCTCGGCGTGTACGGCCTCACCGGGATCGGCTCGCCGCCCCATGCCGGGACGGCAGCGCACTTGCAGTTGTCGTGCGACGCGAAGGTCGCCGAGGACTCGGTGCGGTACACGGCCCCGCGGCCGATGAGCAGGTCACAGAACCCGGACCGGCACTCGCCGGCCCCGGCCCGCTGCCATCCGGTAGCGGCAGGGTCCTTGACCGCGGAGGTCATGACCGTCTGCCGCGAGAAGTTCGCGACCCGGCGCTGCACACCGCCCTCGACCAGCGACCGCAGCGACGTAGCGTCAACGGCCCGGATGGTGGCCCACCCGACCAGGGCATAGGCGCCGGTGTCGGCGAACCCGGCAGGGATCGCGGCGAACCGCTGACGCGAGCCGACCTGGTCTCGAAGGTCGTCGTACCAGTCGGCGGCGAGCGTCGCGGCCGCCGCACCATAGACCTCGATGAGCGCCGGCAGGACGTCGTTCAGAGCCTCGCGGGCCAGCACCGGGTCCTCGGGCAGATCCCGCCACAGGGCGTTCAGGTCGGCGTAGGCGTACCCGGTCAGACCGTCAATGGCCTCGCGGAGGTCAAGCCCCTGCGGGTCCGCCACCGGTCATCCCAACCTCAGCCGCGGGGGCCGTGGGCGCGGCCTGCCGCTGGGATGCGGCCCGCAGCACCTCGAGGACACCCGACCCGCGCTGTCGGCGCAGCTCGACCCGTGCCCGGTCCAGGAACGACGGGTCGAACCCGAACAGCTCGAGGCCGAGCTCAGACTGGGCCATCCACGGGAACGTCTGAATCGTCTTGACCGCAGCGTCCGTTACCTGAGCACGCGACCCATAGCGGGGGTCGCGGAAGTCCCCCTGTAGCGTCTCGAAGCCGCCCGGGACGGTCTCTGTGGCGTTGAGCATCCGCACCGCGTTGAGCATCGTCCGCCGCCACGCTGGCTTCCACGCGTCGATCGTGCCCTCGGCCTCGGAGACCAGGTCTTCGCGGGATGCCGAGTACGCCTCGGCGGACGTCGGGTTCGCGTCGGTGGAGATCCCCAGCGACGTGACGGGGATGGACGTCTCACCGGCGAACAGGGCCGCCCACGCGCGCAGCTGGTCGACGTGCGGCTGCTGGTTCGCCTGCGTGAACTCCCTGATCTCGGCCCGCGGGTTCGGCGCTTGCTCGTCGTCAGGGATCGCCCACACGCGGCCCAGGATCGCCTGCCACGCCGTCTTCACGGTCCCGTCAGCGTTCTTGAACGCCTTCTCGTCCGCACCGAGCAGGACCCGCTGCGGGGCTGAGAAGAACTCGGCGGTGACCTCTGACCGGATGACGGTGCGCAGCGCCGAGTCGTGCAGCGACATCACGGGCCGGGAGATCCGCGAGGACCCGAACGGGCGGCCCAGGCGCGGCTGGTAGACCAGCGGCTCGACGGGCATCCCGTAGGCGTGCGTGCGTCGCGTGACCGTCCAGCCACCACCGGACGCGCGGCGGACAGCCTGCACGTTCTCACCCGGTAGGTACATCACGAACTCGGTCGGATCGCTGTCCTCGTTGGTGTCGATGATCGACAGGAACGAGGAGAGCGCACGCCGGCGCCGGTCCCAGATCCCGGTCCCGGACAGGGCGTCCTTCGCGGTGATGAGGACCGGGGGCTCGCCAGCCTGCTCGTCACCCTGGGTCACGACCAGGAACGCCGCCGCGTGGATCAGCGACGACACCCCAGCCTGAGACGCCTCCGTGTCAAGGTAGTTCTCGGTCCACAACCGGTCGATGTCAGATGTGTCGGCCACGCCTGGCACCACGAACCCGTCGAGGTTGCACCGACGGTTCAGGATGTCGACAGCCTTCGCCGACCAGCCCAGGACGGTCGCGATCCGCCGGAACGACGGCGGGGTCGAGATCCCCAGGTCGCGGACGGCGTTCTTGCCGTCGTAGTAGGCGGCGCGGATGCGGTTCCGGGGCGTCTTCGCCTTGAGCTGGGTCCACAGCGCGTCGAGGGTGCCCTGCTCGTCGGCGTTCAGGTCTGGCACGTACAGGCGGTCGGTCGTCACATTCGCCACCCCCGCCTTCGTGTATGCGTTTGTCTATGCGGCGTAGTACGCTTGACCCATGCCGAGAGAGCCGATGAAGTCGCGGGTTGTCCGCGTGCCGGACAAGTTGTGGTCAGCCGCCATGAGGCGGGCTGACGAGAGGGGCGAGACGGTCAGCGAGGCCGTCCGCAAGTTCCTGGAGAGGTACGTCCGATGAACGACCTGACCGAGTTCCTGCTGGCGCGGATCGGCGAGGACGAGGATGCCATCCGCTCGCGATGGAATGCCGCCGGGGTGACCGACGAGGCGTTCTGGGGCACGCCGCTCCAACCGAGCCGCGCCCTGGCCGAATGCAAGCCGAAGCGGTCACTTGTCGGACTCCTGCAATCCGACTCGCGCGATCCGCACAACGCGATGCGTCGAGAGTGGGCGGACGAGATCCTTCGCGCCTTCGCCACGGTCTACGCCAACCACCCCGACTACCGCGAGGAGTGGCGATGAACGAGATCGCGCGACACGAGTGCACGCTCTCGGCGCTGATGGCCGGGGATATGACCGAGGACGGGCGGCTCCGCTGCGGACATGGGGTCGTCCTGAACCCTGGCGACAAGATCATGACCCGACGCGGCGAGGTCTACACGGTGGGCGAGGCTGAGCACGCGCAGGCATCCGGGACCATCCAGCACACTCTGACGGCGTACCGCCCATGAGCGGCTGCGAGACGTGCGACTTCATCGGGCCGGAACTGCCGTCGCTGGTGCGGGACGCGCGCGAGTTGCACCGGGAATGGCACGGGCCGATGAGCGCCTCGATGAACCGGCGGATCGACGACTGGCAGATGCGCGTGCTCGACCGGGTGATGGATGCTCGCGCCGGCACGGCGTCACCGTCGATCGTCATCGAGCGCGGCCCGCGCCGGAAGTGGCGCCCGTGATGCCGTTCGGTTAGCCGAGCACGACCACCCTCCGGCCATTGCTGCTGCCACTGGACACCTTGCGTCGGTTCGTCGCTGCTACGAGATGGGCGAACGTCACAGCCTCGAGCGGGGTCACATCGACCGCGTCACCGATCGGCTGCCAACCCCACCCGCCGGACTTGCCGATCGGACGCTTCGTCGCCCCGGCCACCGCATCGTCAAGACCGGCCTGCCCGAAGTGGGACACACCGGCCGGGTCGGACACGACCGCCTCGAGCAGCATCGAGTGAGCCGAGATCACCTGATCGAGTGTCGGGATGACGATGACCCGCGCAGGCACCCGTGCAGCCCGCAACGCGTTCACCAGCTGACCCGACCCAGACTTCCCGTCGATCGCGATCCCCAGGCACCCATGCCAGCGGGCCGCGAGCCCCGCGAACTTCTCGTCGCCATCCACGAGCCAGGCGGTCCCCAGCGCCATCGACTCCGACCTCACGACCTCGACGTGCACCGGGCTGTCGTCGTCGGGGCGGACCGCCACCGCGAGCGCCACCCGCGACCCATCCGCGGAGAACTTCACGCCGTAGCCCACCGTCCCAGGCGGGGCCTCGTAGACGCGCAGGCCGCCCCACCGGGCAGCCGGGATGAGTGAGGACGTCGTCGCGTACCGGTCCCAGACGCCCATGCCCTCACGGCGGAACGAGTCGTTACCGAGCAACCGCTTCATCCGCAGCATCGCCGACTCGGGCGTGCGGTGCGGGTAGGACGGGTTGCCCTTGTGCCACTGCTGGCGGTCCTCGCTGTCCGCGTTCTCGTCAGCAGAGAACTCCACGAACAGCACGTCGTCGAGCTCGCCCGACAGTGCGCCACGGCGCAGAGACGAGAACGCCTCCGACGGGTCCGACGGCTTCGGCGGTGTCCCCATCAGGAACACCAGCGGGTTCGTCGCCACGTTCGCCGATGGCACCATGTCCTCGAGCGCCTTCTGAGACAGGATCTGCGCCTCGTCGAACACGATGACGTCGACGTCCTCGAAGCCACGGCCGAAGCCCAACTCTCGGGCGCCGAACAGCATCCGCGACCCGTTCGTGAACGTGATCTCCTGCTGCCCGTTCGCCGTCCGCACGGACAAGATGCGCGGCGCGATCCGCTTCCGCTTCACCATGCCCTGCAACGACTTGAACGTCTCGTCCGACGTCCGCCCCCGGTTCGCCGTCCACACGACCTTGAGGCCGGGGAACAGGATGCACAGGGCCACGATCATCGACCCGATGGTGAACGTCTTGCCGGTCTGGCGCGAGATCGACAGCACCACGCCGCCGATGCCGGCCGCATACTGTCCGTTCGCGCGCTTCGCCAGGATCGCCCGGCCGAGCCCGTCCTGCCACTCGTCGAAGACGATCCCGACACCAGCGCACAGGTCCCGCACCGCCGGCCAACCCGTCGAGACGATCCCCGACGGCAAGATCACATGCCGGGCTAGGTCAGACAGCTTCCCAGTGCTCGTCAGGCGTCGCGGTGCCACCGTCGCCCTCCTCGGACTCCCGGGCGTCAAGGACGGCGATCTCGCGCCCGAGCTCGTGCATCCGTCGACTCAGAGCAGCGAGATCCGCGCCACGCATGTTCGGGTCGTCGATCGCCTTCGCGATCCTCGCCCGCATCGCCACGTACTGATCCCGCAGCGACCCGCTCTCGACAGCCTCGGTGACCGTCATGGCGCGCTTCGCAGCAACCTGGACCTCGCCTACCTTGACGGCGCGGAGGGGCGACCTGGGTGCAGACACTCGGCCCACCCCCTACGCGCTGGCTCGGTATCTCGCGGGTCAGGGGCACGAAAAAAGGTCGGGGAGATTCCGGTGCTATGCCCGGAGGTCGCCCTAGCCTCAGCGGGAGGGGACCCCCCCGGGTATCACCACGTCCGCGAGATCGGGAAGGCGTCTCGGGCTGGCGGTGGTCGGTGTGCTCGCGTCCCGTTCCCGCGGCGTTGGTTGCAGATGCGGTGCAGCAGCCTGACGTTCTCGCGGGCGAGCGGATCACCGCCTCGACTCACTGGGATTATCTCATCAACTTCGCCTGCGAGGGGGTGATTCGGTGGGAGAGTCTTGTCGATCTGTTGGTCGGGCCACTCGCAGTGTTCCCATGCGCAGGTCTGTTCGGTGGCGAGGACGCGGGCCCTGAGCTGCCGGCGTCGGTGTCCGTTGGCGTAGCGCGGGTTGGTGGCCACGCGCCCTCCAACGTCTGTCACCCGCCGCCACGGATCTGGTCGCGCGGCGGCGGGGTGCTTGTCCCCCGGCCCGCTCATCTCAAGGTGTCAAGTCCGCCGAAGCGGTCGCCCCGATGGGGTGCGGTTGGTTGCCGCGAGATGGCGGCCGGGGAGTCTGTGGGTTATGCGTGTATGCATACTGGGCGCGCATAACGGGGGTGCCGTGGACGGGCCGGGCTGGGGCGTGTGCCATGAAGCCTCGGGCCGTTGGGTGATCGGTCCTCACGGGAGGCTCACCCGGCCTCGTCCTCGCGCTATGTCCCGCTCGTCCGGCTGAGGGCCAGTGGCCGTCAGCCGGACGAGCGTTGATGCCTGAACCTCGGCGGCGTGTCGTTGTGCGACAGGGGCGACCGTGGCGTTCACAGTACCCGACCAGTCCCGGAGGACGGTCGGGAGCTAGACCCGCGCCGGGGTCCGAAGCCAGAGGCGACGGATGATACCGGGGCGGGGGTTCAGTGTGGGCACAACGAGAAGCGCCTCGACTCTGGGAGTCAGGCGCTTTCGGGCGTGCGGGGGGTAGAAACAACCTTACGCCGGAACTACAGGGATGTCACTCTCGGTGCCGGTGCGGCGTGTCGCGTTGGCGAGGGCTGCGAGGTCGCCGTTGCGGTAGAGGTCGTGGCCGTCGCGGTCTGTGCCAACGGTGACGATGGTGCCGCGGTGTTTCCACACGTAGACCTGGTCGGCGGAGAGTCCCCAGATGTGGACGGCGTCGCGGGCGGTGATGGTGTGTTCGGGGTCGCGTGAGTCCAGGTCTTCGGTGTCGGTTTGGGCTTGGAGTCGGCCGAGCCAGAGTGAGGGTGTCCACCTGGGGTGTTGGCCGTCTGTGTCGCGGCAGGTGCGGCAGATGACGTCGGCGTGTTCGGCGTCGTACTGCCAGCCTGGGGCGAGGTAGAGGGTGTGGCCGCAGGTGGTGCACCGGAGGTTCCCTGGTGCCTTGGTCCAGGGGGTCTCGTTGGAGCGGGCTTCGTCGAGGAGTCGGCGGATGAGGGTGGGCCAGGTGGTGAGGTCGTGGACGGCTTCGGTGACGATGGTGCGTGTTCCCTGGCCTGCGGTGATGGCGGCGTTGATGAGGACCGGGAGGCGTTCGATGGCTTGGGCGGTGAGGTTGTCACCTGGGCCGCGGTACTTGGCTCGGTTCCACAGGAGCAGCGTGAGGTTCGTTTCGTGTTCGCGTGCTGCTGCGTGGATGTCGAGGTAGAGCATCGCGGCTGGGGTGTTCCAGGGGATGGGCGCGGCGGAGTACCGGGTTCGGGAGCCAATGTGGGACTCGAGGATCGTGGTCTGTTGGGGGATGAGGATGCGGAGTCGGGCGTAGAGGTGGTCGCGACCGGTGAGGTCCGCTACGGCGGTGTCTAGGTCGGAGATACATGGGCTCGGGGCGGTCGTCATGGCGTCTCCTCGGTCTCGGCTGCCAGCTGATCGAACGCGGTCTGGCACTCTCCGCAGATCGGCAGTTCCTCGCCTGGACGTGTCGGTATCCAGACGTGGCCGCAGAGCGCAACGATCGGGTAGGGGACGCGCCGAGCACGCACAATGTCCGCCTGGAGCGCGTAGTGCCTGACGTCGCTCATCGCCCCTCCTCCTTCGGGTCGGTGGGGGTGGGGTCCTGTGTGACGCGAGCGAGGTCGATCCACTTCCCCGCCAGTTCGACGCGCGCGTCCAGTGGCACCGAGCCATACGTGCGGGCGTATCCGTTCTCGGCTAGGTGGAGCAGTCGTGCGGCGTTGGCGATGGCGTCCTGGTGCGCGCTCATCGCCCCTCCCGTCCGTCCATCGCCGCGCACCCGCATCCGATGCACCCGGGGCTGTGCCACGCGGCGGGGTGACCACACACGCACGGTCCGACCAATGTCACCGTGTGGTGACATTGACTAAGGTCGCCATATGGTGACATCGGGTCGATGTCGTCATTCGCTGACATGGCGGCGCTCACCGCGCACTCGTCAGCCACAGTCGGCTCCCTCGTCCTCGTCGGCCAGCCCGGAGTCCAACACGGCGTCGTAACGCTCGCGTGGCAGGGGGCGAAGTCCGGCGCGGAGGTGCTCGATGGCCTCCTGCTGCGCCTCGGCACAGGACCCGTGCCCGATCGCCACCGACGTCAGGCGCATCCGAGCGAGTGTGTCGATCGCGGTAGCCGCAGCCGCCTCGACCCTCGCCACGGTCGCCTCGGCACGGTCCGCACGCGCTTGTTGACCGAATGTCCACGCAATCGGCCCAACAGCCCGCAGCCGCAAGACCTCGGCCAGCAGGGCGTCACGCTCGGCCAGCAGGCTCTCGTGCAACAGTCGGTCGATCTGATGCCAGGTGTTCAAGCGCACGGACTCCTCGGTCAGCCGCTCAACCTCGGCGTCCCTCGCGGCGAGAGCGTCCTCAGCCGCTTTGGCCCGCGCTTCGGCAGGCGTGCGGTCGTAGCCGTTGATGATCCGCAGTAGCCGCCCGGTCTCGGTCAGAGCCTTGTCGTACTCGCCCCACCAGGCGTCTGCCGATCCCCGCAGCCGCTCAACCTCGGCCAGCAGGGCGTAGACGTCGGCCACGGGCGTCCCAGCGAAGTACACCGGATCATCACCCTTCGTCATTGAGTCCGCTCGCGCCCGGATCGCGTCCACGTCCAGGGCGGCGTGCCCGTGGTCGGTGCAGAACCCAGCCGCACCGTGGTCGTCGGCGTACATCCCGGCCGCCTTGCCCTCACGGACCATCGCCGCCAGGGCCTCGCGGGTGTCGTCGGCGACCACAGCCAGCAGGGCGTCCACGTCCGCCCACTGGATCGGTACCCTGAACCGGGCTACGAGGAACGAAGCCACCCGCTCCCGCAGCGTCTCGGCGCTCACCGCCCGCCTCCCTCGGTCGGGGTGTCCGTGACGGTCATGCCGAGGGCGGCGAGGAGATCGGCCAGTCGCACGAACTCATCGCCCGGGTCCGCGTCCGGGTCATCGAACGTCCATCGCCTCAGCCCTTCGACTGCCTCCCGCGTGACGGTGGCACCCGCAGGGGCGTCGGGGCGCCAGCCAGCGTCCACGGCGTAACCCGCCCACTCGCGGGACGTGCTGCGCCGGTCGGCCCACTCCGCACCTCGCGGCAGGAACGGCGAGCCATCCGCGCGGCTCCACGCATCCACGTCCATCGTCTGCGAGAGCCTGTCGATCAGGGCCTCGCGGGTGTCGTCAGTGCTCATGACTTCTCGTCCTCTCGGTCGATCCGGGCCTCGTGGAGCATTGCGCCGAGCGTGTTGGACGCGACGGAGATCCACGCGACGCCAGGGCGAGACCCCGGGGCCAGCAGCAGGTAGAGCGCCCGGTCCTGCACCCACCCCGGGCGGTAGACCCCGACCCCGGCATCCTTGACAGTGGCGCTCGCTTGGGACAGTGCGGCGGCGGCGGCCAGTCCGTTCCCGTCGCCCATCGCGGTGTCCCACATCGCAGCGAGCCTCATCTGTAGCGGGTTGGTGGTCATCGGTCCGTCCTTGGTGTGTTGTCGAACGCCTGTCCCCAGGCGTGGGTGCCATTCGCGTCGAACTGCATGTGCGCTCCGACGTGTCCGGCGGGTCGTTGGCAGGTCAGGCCCCGGATGCTCACGGCGCCGCAGAGTTGGTCGCTCATGTCGTTCCCTTCGGTGAGAGTGCTGCCAGGACCCGGGCGGCCCCGAGTTTGTTGATCTCGTCCTGTGCCGTCGAGAGCGTCAGGGTGTCGTCGCCGTCCGGGGCCATCGCAGCCATCCGGTCACCGACGCACGCCCGACAGTTGTGGGCGAACTCGTGCTCATGACCGGGGACGGTGCAGCGCGCCGGCTCGACCCGCGCGTCGGGTGTGCGACCCGTGTGCCACCACGGCCCGTCCTCGGCGAGCAGCGCCGGGGTGCGCAGGTCGGCGCGCTTGGCGAGGTCGATCGCGGCGTGTGCGAGCTGGTCGGGTGGGGCGAGGTGGCGGGCCTTGTGGATCGCAGCAGCACAGCCAGGGATCTCCCACGGGTACGGGCCGGGGTGCAGGGCGGCCATCAACTGAGCCAACGTCCTCGTGATCGCGTCAGTCATGCGACACCGTCCGAGCAGCCGCAAGCGCCCCAGTCGTCGTCGTCGAACAGGGACGGCTGCGAGTCGAGGCGCTGACGGAACCGGCCGAGGCTCAGCGGGACAGTGTTGGACCCTGAGCGGTCGCGAAGGATCGACACGTCCTTGCCGAGCATCGCCCGCGTGGCCTCCTCCTCGGCTTCCCATTCGAGGTAACGCGGTCGGTTCACCCTGAGCAGCAGTTCCCACTGTGCCTGGCCGCCCCGGACGCACGCCCCGCCGCAGTTGGCGTGCGCGAAGCCCTGTGCGTACAGGCGGGGCGGCTCGATGCCCCGCGATCGGAACAGGTTGAGCAGGTCGGGCTTGCCGATGTAGGGCGGGGCACAGAGGGGTGCGGAGATGATCCACGGCTCCCAGTGAGGCCGAGCTGCGTCAAGCCTGTGGGTCTCGGTCCAGTCGAACCCGAGATACACGACCGTCTCGGCGGGGTCATAGGTCGCCTCCAAGTGCTTGCGCAGGAGCTCTCGCTTGAGCACGCGCGAGCAGACGGCCATGCGGTTGTTCGGCACGACCCGGGCGTCACGGCCGACCTCCATTGGGGTGCGCCCGTCAGCGAGCCGGGTGATGGGGACACCCAGGGCGGCCGACACCTCGTCGGCGAAGCGCCAGTTGTCCTCGTCCTCGACGAGCGTGTCGGCGGTGAGTAGGACGACATCGTGCGGGCCGTGGTGTTCGACGACGCGCCACGCGACCTCGGCCGACCCAACCCCGGTGGAGAACTGCACGACGTGGGCGCTCACTTCGCACCTCCGGCCATGAGGGCGGCGAGGGGGCGGGTGATCGCGTCAGTCACAGCAACCCCTCCCGAGCGCACTGCTCGTAGGACGGCCAGACCTCGTTGGAGCGTCCATAGCGGCAGGCGCACCGCGCGCACTCCGCGAGCCGCTGGGGACCGGTCACCCCGTACCCGAGCGCGTCATGCCCAGGGAAGGCGATGTGCGAGAGGTAGACGTCACCGGGCGCGATCCGGTTGCCGCAGCCGCACCAGTGCACCTTCCGCGCTACGCGGCGGTACATGACCGAGTTGACCCCACCGCCTACGCGCTGCCCGCTCATCTCGCACCTCCGGGCATCATTCGCGTCGCCCGGGTGGGTCCAGCGTCAGTGGCCGATGCGCGGCCTGTGGACAACCTCGCGTTACGGAAGGTGACGAGACATGATGTAGTTATCCCTTCCCTTCCCTTCCCTTCCCTTCCCTTCCTGACACGCATGTGCAGTGAACGTGTGTGGAGACTCTCCGCAGTTGTTCCGCACACGTTCCGCAGGTGGTCCGCGCTCATAGGAGGACTCCCTGCGGACATGGGAGCGGGCTCGGCTGGGGGTGGCTGATCCGCTGGTGCTTCCGGTAGTTCATGTGCGCGCCGTACCGGATGCCATCGGCCTCATAGGCTGTGACCAGCCCATTCGCGGTCAGCTCGGCCATCCATCGCTTCACCTTCCCGGCCGTCACGTTGTCGTCGTTGGGGTAGACGTAGCCGATGACAGCGGACGGTGAGGCGAGGAATCTGCCGTCGTCGTCGGCCATCGACACGAGCCCGATGTAGAGCAGACGGGCGTCGCGCGAGAGCCGCGCGAACTTCTCGTCACCCCACAACGAGGGCTTGATCGTTCGGATTCGTGCCATCAGCTCACCGATCCGTTCGAGTTTGCGATGGAAAGTAGGGCGTCGGCATGGCACGGGGACGAAAGCGGGCACCAGCAGGCGAGGTCGCGGCCGGCGAGGTGCGTGCGGATGTCGGCGACGGTGATGGACGAGCCGATCTCCTGCGTGATGTCCCACTCGAACAGCGCGACGGCGCGCTGAACCGCTGCGCTCTTGGTGTCGTCCCAGAGGGGGTAGTCCACGCCGTTGTCGTCCAAGACGACCCACGTCTCATCGGCCAGCCGTCCGTGGCGCATGGTCCAACTCGTGCGAACCGCGCGGAACGGGTTCCCCCACCGGCTCGGTCGCGCCACGATCACGGCGTCAGGGTTGTCGGCCCGCCACGGATGCTGGCGCGACATCTGGATGCGCTTCGGGGTGGTCATAGCGCACCTTCTCGGAGGTCGGCCATCTCGGCGTCCACCCGGGCGAGGACCCATGCGACGATGCGCTCAGCGAGCCAGTCGGCCACCAGTTCGGGGAAGGCGGCCTCCATGTCCAGGGCCATCTCGCCGGACACCCACGGGCAGTCTGAGGTGTGGTCGGTGATGAGACACCGGCACGCATCAGTG